CAACACTGGTGAAGTTATTGACCGTAACGAGTTTGTTGGTGACATCTACATCAAACCAGCCAAGTCAATCAACTACATTCAGTTGAATTTCGTAGCTGTAAGAACTGGTGTTGAATTTTCGGAAGTGGTGGGGCAATTTTAGTAACCCTCTAATTTAATTGGTAAAAGAGTTACTAAATATAAAGCGTCCTCAAAGGAGAACACAAAAATGGCATTTAATGTAAATGAGATCAGAAGTCAATTAACACTAGGTGGTGCTCGTCAGTCCCTATTCCAGGTGACTATTCAGAACCCAGCTAACAGTGTTGCTGACATCAAAGTTCCGTTTATGGTTCGTACCGCCCAAATCCCTTCATCGGATTTGGGTGTTATTGAAGTACCATATTTCGGTCGTAAAGTAAGACTAGCTGGAGATCGTACATTTGGTGACTGGACAGTTACAGTTATCAACGATGAAGATTTCTTGGTTAGAAACGCTATGGAAGAATGGTCAAACAAGATCAATTCGTTGCAGGGTAACTTGCGTACGTTTGGTGCTGCTTCACCCCTACTATATAAAGCAAACGCGCAGGTAACTCAGTATTCAAAAACTGGTGTACCTATTAGAACATATCAGTTTAATGGCATTTTTCCTTCGTCTATTTCGCCCATTGACCTTGATTGGAATGCTACTGACCAGATCGAAGAATTCACTGTGACCTTCCAATACGATTGGTGGGAAGTTTCAGGTGGAGTTACCGGTCAGGCTGGTGGCGTATAATAAAGAGGGAGAGGGTTTTTCCCTCTCTCTTTTTTAGGAGATATTATGGAATTTTTCGGATTTGAGCTTCGTCGTAAACAAAACGAAGAAAAAAAGAACCTAGATGCTATCGTCCCTGAGAAGGATCCGACGGACGATGGCTCTCTCGTTGTATCTGCAGGTGGTTCTTATGGGATGTATGTTGACATTGAAGGTTCAGCAAAAACAGAATCAGAACTTGTAACAAGATATCGTGACATGGCTGGCCACCCAGAAGTGGAAGGGGCTATTGACGATATTATCAATGAAGCAATCAATTCTGAAGTTGAAAGAATTGTAGAAATTGTTCTTGATGAACTTCCTGTCACAGACAGAATCAAGAAGATGATTCAAGCTGAATTTGAAACTATTTTTGATATGCTTGACTTCAACCATCAAGGCTATGACATATTCAAGCGCTGGTATGTTGATGGTAGATTGTATTATCAAGCAGTGATTGATAAAGAGAATCCAAGAGCCGGTATTCAAGAAATGCGCTACATTGATCCTAGAAAGATCAAAAAGATTAAAGAAGTAAGAAAAAAGAAAGTAGAAAGCAAGGAAAACGCTCTTACATCAGTTACCGAAGTAGCAAATGAATTCTATATGTACAGCGAGAAGGGTTTTACAGGACCCTCAGCTACAAGCAACCAGACTGCCGGTATTAGAATTGCCAAAGACAGTATAGTTTATGTTACTTCTGGTCTTACAGATAGCAAGTCTTCGTTGGTTCTTTCTTACTTGCACAAAGCAATCAAACCTCTTAACCAACTAAAGTCTATTGAAGATGCGTCTGTAATTTACAGACTTTCAAGAGCACCAGAACGTAGAATTTTCTACATTGACGTTGGTAACCTTCCTAAGATGAAGGCTGAACAGTATCTTAAAGATATGATGACTCGTCATAAGAACAAACTTGTATACGATATGCATACAGGTGAGATTAGAGACGACCGTAAATTTATGACAATGCTTGAAGACTTCTGGCTACCTCGTCGTGAAGGTGGTCGTGGTACAGAAATCACAACTCTACCAGGTGGACAAAACCTTGGTGAGATTGAAGATATTAAGTACTTCCAAGACAAACTGTTTAGATCGTTGAATGTACCTATCTCAAGAATGCAACCTGACCAAGCTTTCAATCTTGGCCGTTCATCAGAAATTTCAAGAGATGAAGTCAAGTTTGCAAAATTCATTGATAGACTCCGTGTTCGTTTCAGCGCTTTGTTCACCAAAACTCTAGAAAAACAATTGCTTCTAAAAGGTATCATTACCTCAGAAGATTGGAAAGTTCTTAATACCAAATTTAAGTATTTGTATGCAAGAGACAATTTCTTCTCTGAATTAAAAGATATTGAAGTTCAAAAAGAACGCATGAATGTGTTGGATCAAATTGTTCCGTATGTTGGAACCTACTATTCAAAAGAATGGGTGAAGAGACACGTTCTAAAACAATCTGATGATCAAATAGAAGAAATGGCAGCGGAGATTGAAGCTGACCCAGAAATACAGGCACAGCAACAACAACAGCAGCAACAAGCTGATGCCGAAATGCAAAATCAAGAAATGCAGCAGCAACAAGCTCAAACTGATATGGAAGCAAAACAAGCGCAGATTGAATTGACCAAAGCTCAGGCTAAACAGGCAGCAAAACCACAGACAAGCCGACCAACTGCTAAATAAATAATTAATAAATAATCTGGAGATATTTCATGGAAGATACACAAGAAGTTCAACCTCTTACAACACGTGACATGCTGAACCATGCCTTGGAGGGAAATCCTGCCAACATGGCTGGCGTGTTTAATGATTTGGTGATGGGAAAAGTGGCTGCAGCCGTTGCAGACAGAAAAGCAGATCTAGCACAAACAATGTTTGCTGATGAGTCTGACGAATCTGATGATGAAAGTGAAGAGGAAGATGAGGACTTAGATCTTTCAGATGACGAAGAATCAGAACAACAAGAAGACGAGGCCGAAGATGAAGACACTGAATCAGATGCTTGATGGCTACAAGCCAAAAGCTGGCGATGAGCAGAAATTTAAAGACAAACACGTTGTTGTTAAAAGTAAGCTATCAAAGCCTACTGAAAACGAAGCACAGTTTACTGCTCCTGCTGTAAAAGTATACAAGCGTGGTCCTACTCATGGTTACGATCAGGGTAAGGATGAGGAAGTGTATGAGGCTGCTGATCAGACCCCACCATTTGCACCTTCAAAATCTACTTTCAAAAAAGCAAAGAATCCTAACAGAACACCAATGGATTCAGTGAAGGCTTTGGCTCAAAAGGGCATGAAGACAAAAACTAATGAAGAAGTTGAGGGGCTTGAAGAAATGGATAAATCACAAACACCTCCCGGTCGTGATGGTGGAGAACAATTTGCTCCTGGACCAAAAGTATCAAAGAAAACTATCAAGGCAGTTCAGAAAGATCCAGCAAAGCATCTTTCAGATTTGTTTACCAAACAATATGCAAAGAAAAAAATGAAAGAAGAAGCAGAGTTAGATGAAGCAGTCAATGAGAAGCAAATCAAGAAGGATATTGATTCTGGTATGTCGCATGATGCAGTTATTGGTAAACACGCAAATAAAAAACTTTCTAATACAGACGAGATTCGCAAAGTTATTCAACGACATGCATGGGATAAACGTATGAAGAAAGAAGAAGTTGAACAGATTGATGAAAAGCTAAAGGCTTCTGATCCTACTTCTACTTGGATCCACGATTTCGTTCATTCAAAGAACAAAAAATTCGCTGGTAAATCAAAAGAGCAAAGAATTAATATGGCTCTTGGTGCAAAGTATGCCAAAGAAGATTATGATTTCTCAGACGAAGAGCTAGTGCTGTTGGAAGCTGCTGAAGGTGCAAAGTCGTTGTACATGCAGCATCACAAAGATTCAATGGATATGCTAAAGAAAATTAGCAGCGCTCTTAAACAGCATAAAGACAATGCTTCAATGGGTTCTATTCATTATGGTCACGCTGGTGATATGAAAATGTACAAGCGTGGTCTTGAAGATATGCACGATCAAATTTCTCAACAAGCTCATTATGCAAAGCCTCTTACCCCAATGAGAGAAGAAGTTGAAGAAGAACAAGCTCCATTGTTTGAGCGTACAGGTTCTTTAAGCAAAATTGTTGAAGCAGCATACAAGAAGCAACCAGTTGGTGTAAAGATTCATTACACACACCCAGAAAAGAAGGCTACTTGGGCACAACACTTCTCAGCACAAGATGCTGCAAGCGGTGAAAAAGAAATGGCTGCTCAAGGATACAAAGTTAAAAAGCGTGAGCTTATCTACGGAAAGGCAGGTGCGTAATGGCTGATCCAGTAAAATTTCTTGCTCCACAAATAGATTTATCAACCGCTAATAATGTTAACCTTGGTACTTTAGTTTATGTTTTAAATCTTGATAGCTCTAATGCTGCTTTGATTACTCAAAAATATGCAAACGGTACTACAATTTCTACCTTTACATTAGGTAGCTCAGCTACTGGTTTTGGTAGTATGTTTGTAATTAAACAACCAACAGATACTTTAACCGCTAACAACGCTGCTGGAAGCGGTGCATATGTTGGTACTGGTATCAAAGCGGTATCAGTAGGTTATTACTAAGGATAAGCAAATGAAACTATTCTGCGAACTATCAGAGAATGTTCAATACCTTGTAGAACAAAAAGAAGGAAAAAAAGAGTTCTACATTCAGGGTGTTTTCATGGAAATGGAAACCAAGAACAGAAACAACCGTGTGTACAAAGCTGAACACACAATCCCTGTTGTTCAAAAATATATTGAAGAACAGGTAAAGAATAACAGAGCTTACGGTGAACTAGGTCATCCACAAGGTCCTTCTATCAACCTTGATCGTGTATCGCATATGATCAAAGAACTAAAAGTTGATGGTAACCAGATTATTGGTAAAGCCAAGATCATGGAAACTCCTATGGGAAATATCGTAAGAAACTTGATTCAAGAGGGTGCAGGATTGGGTGTTTCTTCGAGAGGGATGGGATCCCTTGTTGAGAAGAACGGCGTGATGGAAGTCCAAAACGACTTCCATTTGGCTACTGCAGGGGATATCGTTGCTGATCCTTCTGCTCCTAATGCATTCGTGCAAGGAATTATGGAGGGTGTTGAGTGGGTTTGGGATAATGGTCTTCTGAAGCAAAGAGAGATCGAAGGTTACAAAAAAGCTATTAATACCTCTGTAAGACAAGGGACTCTAGAAGTAGACAAATTTAGAATCTTCGAAAGCTTCATTAACTCGCTCTCTAAAAAGTAAATTTACTAAATAATAATTATCATAAGGAGATTTTTATGACTCAAAAAACCAAACTTAAAAAGTTTGATGAGCTTCAGGAAAGAGTGTCAACTGGTGGCGGTGCTACTGGTACAACACAAGGTCCTGAGCCAACAACTAAAAAAGCACAGGCACCTGGTAACTCAAAGACCCAGGGCGATCTAGCAACTAAAAAACTAGAGGGTGATATGGAAGAAACAAGTCCAGAGAACAACACTAAACCTACTGGTGATATGTCTGCCAAGAACAAAGCATCTGTCAGCATGAAAGAAGACATTGACGCTATGTTTGAAGGTCAAGAGTTAACCGAAGAGTTTAAAGAAAAAGCATCTGTTATTTTTGAAACAGCTGTTAATGTACGTGTTGAAGAAGAAAAGGCTGCTTTGATTGAACAATACGATCAATCATTTGAGCAAGCCAAAGAGGAAATTCAGCAAGAAATTTCTGAGAAGCTAGATGAGTACCTAGACTACGTTGTTGAGCAGTGGATGGCTGCAAACGAAGTAGCCGTAGAGAACTCGCTACGTGCCGAAATTGCTGAGGAATTTATTGGTGGTCTAAAGACTCTATTCGTAGAACACAATATTGATATTCCAGATGAGAAAGTTGACGTAGTTGAAGAATTGGCTGCTAGAGTTGAAGAACTAGAAGCCAGACTTAACGAATCAATCAACGAAAACATTGAGCTAAGAAAAGTCACTGTTGAAGTTGAGAAGGAAGAAGTCTTCGCTGAGGTTGCTGAAGGTCTTGCTCAGACACAGATCGAGAAGCTACGCACATTGGCTGAAGGCGTTGAGTTTGATGATGTTGAGACATTCAAGAAGAAGCTAGAAATCGTCAAGGAAAACTACTTCCCAAGCGACAAAAAGGTTTCGAAGGTTGTTTCTGAAGAAGCTGAAGAGTTGAACGAAGAAGTTCAGCGCCCAGTTGTGACAGGACCAATGTCTCGTTACGTTACCGCAATTTCTCGTACTGTCAAGAACTAGTCTTTTATAAATAAAAATAAACCTTACCAATTAAGGAGAAACATATGTATCTAGCAGAAGAACTACAACAAAAATGGAAGCCAATTCTTGAGCACGCAGATCTTGCTGAGATCAAGGATTCACACCGCCGTGGTGTAACCGCTATCCTTCTTGAGAACACAGAACGTGCTCTTCAAGAGAACGGTGGTCGTCAGCCACAACAATCTCTTCTATCAGAAGGGTCTATTCCAGCTAACGCTATTCAAGCTGCTGGTGGTTCATCAAACATTGACACATTCGATCCAGTATTGATTTCGTTGGTTCGTCGTTCAATGCCTAACCTTATTGCTTATGATATCTGCGGCGTTCAGCCAATGACAGGCCCAACAGGCTTGATCTTTGCAATGCGTTCACGTTACTCTAACAACAGCTCTACCGAAACCTTCTACAACGAAGTTAACACATCGTTCTCTTCAGTAGTTGGTGGTACAGATGTTATTGGTGATAAGCACGTTGGTACAGTTCCAGGTAACACCACAGCTGGTAACACAACCGGTCAAGCCAACTTGGCTGAACTTGGTGTTTACAACTTTGGTGCTGGTATGTCAACAGCTCAAGCTGAAGCATTGGGTACAACTAGCAACACAGCTTTCCCACAAATGGGCTTCTCAATTGAGAAAGTGTCTGTCACAGCTAAGTCACGTGCTCTAAAGGCTGAGTACACAATGGAACTAGCACAAGACTTGAAAGCAATTCATGGTCTTGATGCTGAAACCGAGCTTTCAAACATTCTTTCATCAGAAATTCTTGCTGAAATCAACCGTGAAGTTATCCGTACCATTCTTGTTACCGCTCAAAAGGGTGCTAACACAGGTACAACAACTGCTGGTCGTTTCGACTTGGACGTTGACTCAAACGGTCGTTGGTCTGTTGAAAAGTTCAAGGGCTTGATGTTCCAGGTTGAGCGTGAAGCTAACCAAATTGCTAAGTCAACACGTCGTGGTAAGGGTAACATGATCATCTGTTCGTCTGATGTTGCTTCTGCTCTTCAGATGGCTGGTGTTCTTGATTACACCCCAGCTCTTAACTCAAACAATCTAAACGTAGATGACACAGGCAACACATTTGCTGGTGTTCTAAACGGTCGTATGCGTGTTTACATCGATCCATATGCTGGTGGTAACTATATGGTCGTTGGTTACAAGGGTTCGTCAGCATTTGATGCTGGTCTGTTCTACTGCCCATACGTTCCTCTACAAATGGTTCGTGCTGTTGACCAAGACAGCTTTGCACCTAAGATTGGTTTCAAAACTCGTTACGGTATGGTTGCTAACCCATTTGCTGAGGGTGCAACAGAAGGTCTTGGAGCTCTTACAAAAGACTCTAACGTGTACTACCGTAGAGTGTTGGTCGATAACATCCTATAATAATAAAAATAGTAGGTTGTTAATTAAAAGAGGAGCTTCGGCTCCTCTTTTTTTGTCTGGATAAATAGTTTAGTGAACAGTAAATAACAGGATTACAGCAAATATGGCTACCATTGATACACAACCAACAAACAAAAACTTCCTATCTCAATTAGGATTCAAGTTTGTAATTAACAAGACTCCAAATATTAACTACTTTGTACAGGCTGTTAATATTCCAAGTGTTACTCTTGGTTCATCAGATTTGCAAACACCTCTAAGCAGATTACCTATTGCTGGTGACCAACTTCAATTTGGTGAGTTGGATATTACCTTCAAAGTTGATGAAGATATGAAGAACTATTTGGAACTTTATAATTGGTTGATTGCTGTGGGTTTCCCAGACAACTTTGATCAATACAAAGGCATAGATAAAACTAGAACCGGTCCAATTAGTGGTTTGGTTGATCCTATGACAGGTCAGGGTGTTTATTCAGATGCTACACTTACTATACTTTCAAGTGCTATGAACCCAATTCACCAAGTAAACTATTTGGATTGCTACCCTCTATCAATTGGAGATCTCCAATTCAATTCTACAGATACAGACGTGAATTATTTGGTTTGTCAAGCGAGTTTCCGCTATAGAAAGTTTGAAATTATTACTCTGTAATCCGTTGACTTCCCCTGCAAAATTTGGTATAATTGTAATTATTTAATTGTGAGGTTGTTATGAAGCTTGAAGAGATTCAAAATCATTGGGCAAAAGATTCTGTTATTGATAGAACAGAATTGGGAGATGAGAGTATCAAGATCCCACAGCTCCATTCAAAATACTTTAAA